CCGCTATACCTGGAGGAGTACCGTTGAATCACATGCGAAAGCCGGCAAAAGATCTCTCGGATTACGATAAAATGTATATCCGTGATGCCTTAAACCAGTGGAAAGCCAATGTTCGTGATAGGGATGCTACCCGATACTTTACTGTATGGGATCTCTATCGCGAGTTGTCAGTCCATTTGCATGTGAAGCGTAGGATTATCAGAGATTATATTCATGAGATAAACATCTAAGTCTCATAATGTAATCTCGCTGTTGATAATCGAAGTCAAGTGTGTTTTACTGCGGAGGGTTTTACCCTCGTGAGGCGTTAGCCTCGTTTAGGAGCTTGTATGCCCATTGTCGTAAAAACAAGTACGATACTAGTTAACACCCGCAAATACTTTCAGGATACACTGAATCCCAATCCAGCTTTTCGCAATCTTAGCGTCGCTTTTGCGGCAAAGAATTGCTTAAGGACTAGAACGGGAGATCAGAATCCAAAGTGGAAGCAGATGATTAAACTAGGCCAGAACGCGACAACAGTGCTTTCTGGCACGTACACGACATTAGACATACATCGTTCGCGCGCTAAATTAGTTTATACGCGCGTGGGTATCGACAATCAGACCGTAACTCAAGAGGCGTTTGGGGATCTTGCTGTTTTCCCTGCGACTCTTCCGGGCTGGACTGGTGGTTGGTCTTCTAAAGCAGATGCCAGGGCAAGTTCAGGTTTCCTGAAGAAGGTCCGAGCTGTGCAGGTCCTAGTTTCTGGGCCTACATTTTTCGGTGAACTTCGACAGACTCTGAACATGTTACGCAAACCGGCTGGTGCACTTTGGGACGGCGTACGAGCGTATAAGGAGGCTGTTAGAAAGGCGAACGCAGATAATCGCAATCGCTATTTTCGTAAACAGCCTGCAAAATACGCAAATCAACTGTCCAAGATTGCTTCCGGTCTTTGGCTTGAGCACGCCTTTGGATGGATCCCTTTTCTCGCAGATCTTGATGGTGCCAGAGATGCCTATAACTCACTCTTCGAGGTTGACAGAGTGGTTAAGGTATCGGCTGGCGGCAAAGATGCAAAAGACAAGGGTACATCTAGATATAATCAATTGATCATATCTGGAAGTTATCTGAATAGTCTCAACGTTCAGAAGCTAACAGAGATTGAGATAATTAGATATCGTGGGGCAGTTAAGGCTCAAGCAGCGACGACCGCTTCAGATAGGTTAGCTCGCTTTGGTTTTACACCTAGCGAATTTATTCCTACTGCTTGGGAGATTCTCCCTTGGTCGTTTCTCGTCGATTACTTCCTCAATATTGGGGATTTATTGTCAGCTTCGGTAACGGATACCTCTAATGTAGCATGGGTCAACCGCTCTAGAGTCACTAAAGTTATTAAAACTAACTATTTTGGCCTCGACGAGCAGGTAATCCGTAACACATTAGTTCTTCCTAACTACCGTATTGATTCGCTGACTTATTCGCCTGGCTATTACAGTTGGATAGTTAGTTCTGTCGGCAGAAGCCAACAAGGGGTTCCTACTCCAACATTGACTTTGACTTACCCTAGTAGCCCAGGACGGTTGTTTAACGTCGCGGCCCTGCTAGATCAAGTCGGCCTTCAGATTCATCCACAGCATCCTTCTAAGCGTAACTGGCGTCGTTAAGGCGTCAGCCGTATAGGAAGGACCCTTGAAGGAATCATCATGTCAATGCTACTTACATCCCCGGTAACGGGTGGTGCGCAGACTGGGTTTACTGCTCCAACGTATACACTCGTAGCGGATACTGCTCCCGATGTCAATGGGCGTCAGTTCGCTGTTAGTGCACTCGGCGGAACACAAGCCGGTGTTACTGTGCATTCTGTCGCCGCACCATTTACGTTTTTGGTTAGCCGACCTAAGGTTTTCAAAAGTCTTGGGAAGGCGAATCCAATCACGCCTGTGGTGAAGGACGTTCCGATGAATATCTATAGGGGTATCATCCGTAAGGGTGTTATCCCACTCGCTGGCCAGCCGTATCAGATTGCTCTAATCCGCGTGGAGTTTCATGTCCCCGCGGGTTCGGACACTGCCGATGCGGCAAACCTTCGAGCGATGTGCTCCCTGGCAATAGGTGGTCTGAACCAGCTTTCCGCTGGGACAGGTGACTCACTGCTGAGTGGCATTATCTAGTAGATAGTTAATCGTCGTCTAAGGAGACAGCTATGTATATTTCTACTGGCTTGTTAAACCTGCTACTTGAGTCAGATCTTGAAGCAGCTGGCTGGAATGGTTCGAAAGAACCGTACCCTGGTCAGGATCCGTTTCAGTATGCATGCATGAGTCAGGCCAAAAGTCTTACAAAGAAATACCTTCCCGGTATTTCTCGTACGACGAAAAAGGCCGACGAAGCAGCTTTACATTTGTTTTTAAAGACAAATGATTACTGTAGGGATTTTGATTTAGATACACAGCCACGCATGGAACATGAAGAGGAGATTTTGGGAGAGATAAAACTCTTCCTCGATCGCTTCTTCTATCCCAAACCAGCAGTTCGCTGGTTTGAGTGCAGTCTTAGCGGGATTGACTCCGTTAAGTACTATGTTCCTAGGGACTTTATCCTCTCTTCTGCAGAGATTCAGCAGACGGTAGGTGTAGGTCCCGGTGCTTCCGTAGGGGCAAAGGCTGCAGACTTCTTTACGAAGATTGCAACTTCTGCTCTTACGTTTACAGATCAGACACTCCTTCTTATGTATAAGGAGACAATCCGTGGTGACCCTTTGTGGGAGCGATGTGAAGCTTTTCGCAACAACAAAGTAGGGTCCAGGCTTGTATCAGGTAGTCGTCTGAGTTTTGTTCCGAAAACTTCGGAAATAAGCAGAACCATTTGCACGGAGCCTATTCTGAATATGTTTTTTCAGAAAGGTATACAAGGCGCACTTGAGCGGCGGCTTAGAGAGGTCATTGGAATAGATCTCTCAAATCAGCCTAGCGAGAATGCCTTGTTGGCCCGCTATGGATCGATTACTGGCGAGTTTGGTACTATTGATTTATCGTCAGCAAGCGATTCACTGTCCATCAACACAGTAAAACGATTCTTCCCAGCTCGGGTTTTTGACCTGCTGATGAGGTTTCGTTCTCCCTGTGCCGTCCTTCCAGACGGAAAATTGGTGGAGTTGCAGATGGTGTCTTCGATGGGAAATGCTTTCACATTCCCACTGCAGACAATTTTCTTCTCTGCTTTAGTCATGAGCGTCTACAAAATACTTGGAATACAACCCAAGCATTTTCGAGGACGGACGAGCGGCAGTAGTAATTTTGCCGTTTTTGGTGATGATATCATCGTTGTGAAAGAGGCTTATGACCTCGTTTGCAGGATGTTATTTCTCACTGGATTCACCGTCAATCATGACAAGTCCTTCAAAAATGGACTTTTCCGAGAGTCGTGCGGCTCTGATTTTTATCAGGGCCGCAGCGTCAGAGGTGTATATTTAAAGACACTTAACGACGTAAACGACTTGTACTCTGCTATCAACCGGCTTAATAGATGGTCGGCCGAACATATGGTCCCTCTACCATTAACTATCGGTTTTCTCGCCAAGCGGTGCAGGTTTCTACCTGTTCCGTTTGATGAGGACGATAGTGCTGGTATTAAGGTTCCGTATGAAATCGTTTCGAATAGGATATTCTCTCCGGAAACCGGTGGAACACTATACCGGTACTCGAAGATTTTACCTAATCGATTAAGTCTTCCGCCTAAAAAGCAAAGCCAAGCATCAGAAATCGGCTTCTTTTATAACGCCGATGGTTTAATGCTAGCTTTCTTAGCGGGTTACATTAGGAATGGTTCTGTCGGTTATCGAGTTGATCGCCGACGTGCCAAAATCAGGACTAGATGGACTTCGCGTTGGAACTTCATCGCGTCCGCTCGTGGCGAAAGCTGCGAGTTCCGTGATTGCTGGAAGGCAATCACGGCTGCTAACCTTAGTAAGGTATAGCAGACCATTCGAAGGATCACTCTGATCCTCCCCGGGAAACTTCCTAAAAGGAAGCTGAAATTTGGC